AAAAACAGCTTTCGAAGAGTTCGAAGCAGACCAAACTCGGTACAGCGCTCCTAAAACCCCAGAAGCTTTTGGCGGTTTCCGACAGTTTGAGAAGAAGGAAGACGAACAAAGCACACCACCGTCCTTCGGTGGTATGCCCTCTTACACCGCAAGATATTAAATAACGTCGCGGGAATTGACTTATACTGGAGCCAAAGACCAAGTAGACAATGACCGCTTCTCGCTATAAAGCTCCTAAAGGTTTTCTTGCGGGAAACCGTTTTGGCCTGAATCTCTTCGATCTTTTCAAAGAAGATGAAGATGGTGAGGGGTACTCCCTGAGCGGGTTTGAGGGTCTTGCTCCTTCGTTTACCACGCAGAACCTCGAGAAAGGTCGCGGTGGAGTTGTCGGTTATAAAACGAGCCCTAACGCTCCAAAGTTTTCGCGGGTCTCTACCTTCTCTTTGACGCCTGAGCAAAGCGCTTCGAGTGCGCCCTCCGCGTCTACAGCACCAAAAGTCGATCTGGGTCCTCTGGCCACACAATACGGTGCCACGGGGCTTTTCGGCCACATGGATTACGTCAAGGCAAAGGAACAGGGGTATACCGACGAACAAATCGGTGACTGGATGAGGAAAAACCCCGATTTAGTGAACCCGGTCAATCGGCCTGGTGCTGCCGGTGGTCTCTACGAGCAGCTCGCTCGTGGTTCAGTCAACACTGCGCAGGCTACGACCCGTGAGTTTGCTGATGCGATGAAAACTTTTCAGCCCCCTGGCGGTGAGCTGGGTGCCACGCAGGTTTTCAAAGAGGCTCGGGCTTACGAGGGAGCCCCTCAAATCTCGACACTCTTTGGTCAAGACGCCAAGTACTTCGGCGGGGAAGACTTAAAAGCCGCACGGATGTCTGGGTACAGCGATCAGGAGATCAAAGATTTCCTGGAGGAAAACATCAACCTGCTTCGCGGGGGTAACGTTCCCGGAGGCGAGAATGAACTCGGACAACTAACTGCCGAGTTTAAGCAGCCCGAACCGCAGCCTTCGAGCAGCGGTGGTGGTGGTGGTGGAAGCTCTACTGGTATTGGTTTAAGCGCCACGGTAGAAGGAAACCCGGAAGGTGCTAACTATTTTGGTGGTGCTGACGTTGCGGCAGCTCAATCTGCTGGTCGTTCTGCCGCTGATATCTTTAAAGCCTTCCAAGACTACTCGGCCCAAGGTAAAACCCGAGGCCCGAACGCACCTGGAGGATCAGAGTATGAAAAGTGGAAAGCTCTTGCAGGCGCTTAAGCGTCGCTTGTGGGTATGGCGCACGCTATGCCCACTCTTAACAGCTCCCGCTTGGGACGTTGAGTTAGTGCTAAAACAGGCTGCGGAATGGCAGCCGAATGACATTTATTAAGTACTGTCTGATTCTCGAACGAGACAATCAAGAGATAGCACTTGATCTGACGGCAAACGATGGGAGCCACGCTCAGGCTCAGGCATCCGATATCGCCAGGGCCTTAAAGGCGGATGCTTTCTCCTTGACCTACGAGGAGATCGCTCCCTGCAAGCTCAGCGAGCTGTTCAGAAGACTCGCCTACAGCGATTTCCCCAAGAAAGAATGCTGCCCATGGACAGGTAGCTATACGAACGGAACGCCTGCCATATATGCACTCAAGAGAAGATTTTACGTGCGTAGATTAGTACAAGATTACTTAGACATCGGTAAGGACGTGTTTGTGATGAACAGTTGCAAACGTAAGAACTGCGTGAACCCCTTCCACAATTCTTACAAGAACATGAAGGCGTCTAAAACCACTGGCGCTGACAGGGATTTGGCCTTAGTCTTCGCAAGCCAAGGCGTCCCTGTCAAAGAGATCGCCAAGGCGCTTAAAGTCCACACTTCAACGGTATACCGAATCCTCAAACATGAACGTTTTCATTCTTGGACTCAAAGTTAAAGATGAGCCTCTCGAAGACGACGGCACTGTGAACGTCAATGCAGTTGCATTGCCCTCCAGTGATAAGAAGACGACCACGAAGATCTCTCTCGTTCAGAAAGCGGATCACTATGTGGGAAAGCTTCTAAAAGAACTTAAAGAAGACGAGACCTTCCTCGCGATCGGACCTACTAAGTCAGACCCCGACGGAACTCTAAAGATGCAACCAATTCTGATTGTCCGGAAGGACAACTGGGATGACTTGCTAGCAGTCAACCTCTTCCTAGCTACTGGTGGTTTAGGACCTAAAGCAGAGGAGAATCAGCTTGGAGACGCCACTGTCACCAACAGGTCTATCGCTTGGCGCGAGGAAGAACAGGAGACTACCTGGATGAAGCTAAGCTGCTGGAACGAACTCTCCGGCCAGCTCGCAGAACTTCCACCCGGAACACCAACTATTGCTGTTGGTCGGGTCAGCACCTCAGAGAAAGAGGAAAAGAAGTTCATTAACTACGGAGTAGACAAGATCGTCTACCTGCCACGGACTCAGCGTTCCGCACCTAAAAAAGCTGCCGACCCCGAAAAAGGACGCGTTTCTACTGCTGCTCTCGGTTCTCTCGACTTTTCGCTGTAACTAACCGACTCGGACACAAATTTAGTAATGGCCTTCTTGAGCCAAGGCTCTGGAGGCCTTCCACTCAACGGATTACCATGCACTCAAACTACCACGCGGGCAATCCCAGACCAGTACCTGATAGTGTATTCAAATTATTTGTTAGGGATAAAGATATCCCACAAGGTATAAGGTGGGCTGTAAACAGATTTCCGGCTAAAAAAGGCGAACCAGCAGGAGGACTGAGTACAAAAGGTTACTATCAAACAAGAGTAGAAGGAAAACTCTTTTTAAACCATCGTATAATTCATAAGCTTGACAATAAACAAGATCCCGGCCACAAAGTAATAGATCACAAGAAAGAAAAAACTAATAATAACGACGTACAACTTTGTACGCAACAGCAAAATTCGTGGCGCATGAAACCGCAACAAAATAAATCATCAAAGTATAAAGGCGTTAGTTGGGATAGATACTCGCAAAGATGGTATGCAAGACTAACCAGGGACAAAGTTGTAAAGTACAGAAAACAGTTTAAAGATGAAATTGAAGCTGCGCTATTTTATGATCAATGTGCGTTGTGTGAGTTTGGTGAGTTTGCGTACTTAAACTTCCCAAATCAAAAATAGAAGCTATAGTGCGTCTGCCCAACGGGCACTCACGAAAGCGACACGTCTTACCTACAGCTCTCGGTTCACTGGACTTTCCATTCTTTAACTCACGGTCATGGTTTTTATTGCAGGTAAATTTTCTGCGGACGAGATACTCTGTCAAGTACCGCCGCACACGCTCCGCATCGATCTTCAAGCGCGTCGTTGGAAGTCCGACAATGACCCTGACGCGGCCATCGTGGACAGCAACGACAATGGTATACCCATCGAGTTTGTCCTACTTGGGTTCACGCCGTTTTTTGGTAACCTCGGCATGCGCTCGCATGAAGAGTTTATTCGTATTAGTTATATCGGCGTTACACCTTCTCACCGTCTTCTTCCTCCACGATGCGTTTGCACGAGCATCATTAGTGGTAAGTCGAGCCAGAAGAATTTTATTTCGTACTTCCAGACGCTCTACAACAACCGCATCAATGTTGGTGAGGTGATCACCAGCACCAAGTTTGTGCAAAAATCTTTCACTGAAAGGGACTCTGTAACGGGTGCTGATGGTGCAAAGATTAACTACAACGCCCTTGAGTTCAAAGACCGGCCTGTCCAAACAGACGACGAAAAGCAACTCATCGAGGACATCTCTACCTGGCTGGAGTCGGATGGAGGAGACTTGGTATCAGCTGCACTTCGTTCTCATATCCCCGGTGCGAATCTGGTTGAGCTTCCTCTGGGAGAAGATCACTCGGCACTAAAGGCCTCATTTATCGAGGCTAATCCGAAGCGTCTTGAAGGAGAAGCTCCGGCTTCACTCCAGTCTCTTCCTCCCACGGCAGGCGACCCTAAGAAAGCCAAAGCAGAGCCTCCTTCTGCAAACAAGAAGAGCGACCCCAAGGAGCTGACCGACGACCAGAAAGCGGCCCTAAAAGCCGCTGGGTTAGAGTTCTGACCTCCTTGCAACCGCACCCACGGGGAGGCGAAAGCCTCTCCTTTTTTTTGTCTACATGCTTATGAGGTCGCCGAAACAAGGGAGTTCGACATCATTTTCGATGCACCACTTGACGATGTTTTCAAGCAAAGCACCCCGAATTAAATAGTTGGCGTAAACTATGCTGAGCGCCTCAGCTGTTTCTTTGGTCTCAAGTAAAGCTAAAGAATCCTGAAACCTACGAAGCGCAAAATCTTGCTCAAGAGTCATGTAACTCCTCAGCGTCTCAACCATACTCTCCTCTGTCATGTCCTTCTACCAAGTCCCTAAGTTTGTATTTGACCCTATCGGAAAGTCGGGCCACTGTTATGGAAATATTTTACTTCCTTCAGATTTCACAGGAGGCCTTAAAAAACAAGTAGAGAAGTACAGTATAGATAGTATTACTACTAACGAAGACCCTGACAATATTGAAGACCCCGAATGGTGGGAAGCTCAGAGAGGTAGGTTTGACTGGATCATCGCCATTACCCAGGGATTAGGCGATAAGACAAACTGGATAATTCAGTACGGTTTAGACGTAACACAACGTGGTGTGATCGTGCTCGATCGGTTGTCCCTGCTAGAGCCCACGAGGAAGCGAGAGTCGTTTCTTAAAGAAAGTAACCTTGTAAACCTAAAGATTCTCAGTCCTCGGCCATCTTTTCGTGCGGATAACAAACAACTAAAAGACTCTGTGACTTCTGCGTGGTTTGTGTTCTATCCATTAGGAGCAGCACCTACTAATACATCTATTGAATACGAAGTAGGCTGGCAGCAACCAAAAATCTTAGCCCCGTGAGCAAGCAGCTCTCTCAAAAGCTTGATCAGATCAGCGAGCTGCTCAAAGAGCAGAACATCAAACTGGACAAGCTTACCGGTCTATTGGCTGGAAACCAGTTACTGACGGAATGCGTTGATTACCAAGGTAAAGCTAGGGGACCTGAAGAGTGCGCGGAGATAGTGCTCGAGGGATTCTCAGCAGCACTTTGCTTGATGTCTGAAATAGATCAGAGAAATCGTGAGTATCAGTATCAAAAACAAGAGTTCTTCTTAGAGACGGAGGACGACGAGGGTGAGCCAGGTCCAAACCAAATTACCGGAATTTTCTGACTTATAAAAAAGTGTCTGATACTAGAGTAACTGTAAACGGTCTACGTCATTACATCTGTAATGGTGTACCTAAGCCACTTCCGTCGGTAACGTCGATACTTAGTGCGACGCAATCAGAATCCACGCGGAAAAAACTAGCTCACTGGAACAAGATGAATCCCGGTGGAGCTGAACAAGCAGCCGAACGGGGGACTTGGATTCACAATAGTGTTGAAAATTATCTTCGAGGTCTTAGGGTTGTCCCTCCGGAGATGTATCGTCTCTATTGGGAGGGGATGCCTGAACTCCTAGATAATCTTCTTGACGGAGGAAGGGTTCTCTGGTCCGAACAACCGTTCAACCAACCAGCCTGGTCAAAATACGTCGGTGACGACGGGGTTGGCAGGATTCACTATTACGACCCAGAGACCGGTCACGGATACGCAGGCTGCTGTGACCTTATCTACATGGATCGAAACGCAGAGATAATCCTTGCCGACTTTAAAACTAGCAACGGTCCCTACTCAGCTAGATTCCCTAAGAAGGATCAAAATCTCGACGAAAAAACCAAAAAGGCACTCATCTCAGGAGTGTTTAAAACAAAGAAGACAAGACTACAGCTGGCCGCTTATAAAGCTGCAGCGGAAGCCTGCCTCGGAATTAAAATTAAAAAGACTCAGATCATTGTTACCACAGCGATCAAAGAGTACAACACTCAAATATTCACTTTTAACGAGGAAGATGTAGAAAAAGATGAGGCAAATTGGTTCGAAGTCGTAAAACAGTATTACGACAACCAGAACGCTTTACCTTAGGAAAGGTTAGTGACAAAATAACTGAACCCAGGGGAAAGGAAGGGCAGCCGCTCCATAATCTTTTTAGATTTGCAGCCTTGGCTTTTTTGCGCACTAGCGCCATAATACACATCACTCCGTGAGTTCCATGAAGTTCATCTGCTCAATCAACTCTGTAGTCGCTAAGCACGTTGATGCGATTACGGGCAAGATTGAAGCAAAAGGTAACTTCACCTCATTCAACGAGAACTGGGAAGCTCTTGAGGCTTCAACGGAGGAGCTGGCAGCGCATCTAAAACAAAAGAGTGGTCTCTGTGCGTGGCACCTTCACGAAGGGAAGCGCAAAGCAAATAGAACGGGTGTAATTAAAGCAGGTCTGATTATTGTCGATATTGATAATCAAGCAGACCACAAGGATAAAGACGGAAACAAAGTACAAAAACAAGAGCTTACGGTTGAAGAAGCTCTTGAACTTGATATCTGTAAAAAATATCTGACGATTGCTTATTACTCGCCTTCCACATCTGAGGGTTGGCCTCGCTTTCGTTTAGTTTTTGGCTTAGAGAAACCAATAATCGATGCCAACTTCTATCAGTGGTTCTCTAAAGAGATTTACAAACAGATTCCTGGATCTGACGTTAGAGCCACTACGATCCCAAACCTTTTCTACGGACCCAAAAAAGAGACTGATCTGATCTGCACTCCAGGTCGATTCATCCCTGCGAAGAAGACCGACGATGCTTTGCGCTTCTTTGCCACACTTCCCGTAGAAAGCACCGATGAAGGTGACGAAACGATCGAGATACTTAAAAGTGCTCAGGTCTCTCCTCGAGGGATTGACCTCACTTCTCTTGTCTCCCACACGGTTCGCTCGGTCTTAGACGGAGAAGAGGTTCTAGACCGCAGCTCGACGATGGCTTCTGTTGCCAAAGAGCTTGTCGGTTGGGTGAACTGGCTGAACGAGCGCAAGATCGCTGTGCGCGTCTCACCCTTGACAACAGCACAGGATGCGTTCTATAACATCTATGAGTACCATCACGATGAAAATGGCAAGTTCTACCGCATCCTCTCTTCGGTAAGAGACACTGCTTCCCTTCTGCCAGCGATCTCGCTCGCCTCTGAGCTTGGTCCTTTGGCGATCTGGAAGAAAGTAAAGTCGGTAAGCCGTTCGACTTTCGATCGATACGCGACCGACGAAGATAAGGAGAAACTCGCTTCAGCTCGCAAGAAGCAGATTAACTCGGTTCTCGACGCGTCAATTTTCGAGCTCTCCACCTCTACTCAGGTAGAGGACACATCAAATCAAACTCAATCAAACCTCACACAAATGAAAACTCCTGATTCCCCGAAGGAGCTGGTTGACCTCCAAGGAGGTGGTTCTGCAAACCAGAAGGTCACAGAAAACACTATTGCAGACACACTTATCTCCAATCTTGGAGGTAATCTTCTTTACGACAACACGCTCGATCAGTTTTATAGATACGACCAAGAACTAGGCGTCTGGTACTTATACGACGAGCAGCATACTCGTCTCTATATCACCGACTGCCTTGACATCGTTGTTAAGGCTGGTCTTCTATCACGTTATACAGCTGCCACGGTCTCGAGTATTTACCAGCTACTCAAGCCAAAACTCCTGAAGTCTGTCCGCAACGGCAGGGAAAGCATCTGGACGACGTCTAAAAATGTCGTGCCTTTCAGTAATGGAGTGCTCGATTTAAAGACTCTCGAGTTCAAAGAAGGACTTCATAAAGAGCTCTACCTTCGCCACAAACTGGGTTACGAATACGTAGAGAAGTCCTCGTGCCCTAAGTTTCTTACTTGGCTTAAGAAGGCTCTCGACCCAGGACAGGACATCCTAATCCAGGCTTTTTGCCGAGCGATTCTTACGGGATATACATCGGGAGAGCGGTTCCTACACCTCGTGGGTCCCGGTGGCACTGGTAAATCCACAATGCAGCAGCTGTTGGTCGCACTTGCGGGTTTCCACTCAACTCACACCTCAAGTCTCCAAACCCTTCACGACAACCAGTTCGAAACCTTCAACCTCATTGGTAAAAGGCTGCTCCTGCTCACTGACGAAAGCAACTACAACAAACGAATGGACACGCTTAAAAAGCTAACGTCCGCCTCCGATACGCTCCGAGCCGAGCGAAAGTACGGAAAGGAAATCATTAACTTCAAACCTGAGTGTTTGGTCTGTATCGCCAGTAATGAGCACATCTCGTCGAGTGACTCGACAAGTGGTCTTGAGCGTCGGCGTTTAACGATCGTGATGGACAAGGTTGTACCAGCCAGCAGCCGCGTAGAACTAATCAGTGTCCACGACGATCGGATCGAAGGTGAATTTATGCCAGAGCTCAGCGGTATTGTCAGCTGGGCACTCAAGATGACTCATGAGGAAATGCGTGATGTCCTTGCTAACCCCTCTAAACATGCACCATCCATCAACAAGACGAATATCGAAGCTCTGGTATTCAACAGCCAATTTGCTGCTTGGCTTGCTGACTGCACTCTCTATGCACCAAACTCTGTGACGCCTATCGGCCGGGGCGCTCTCACTCCCAACACCGACGAGAAGGAAAAAGGTTGGTTTGTGTCCAACGCATACGGTGCTCTCTATCCCAGTTACGTTAATTTCTGCAAGGCGTGTCAGTACAAACCCGCAGCAAAACCACGGTTTGTTGAGCGGACTCGTGAGGTGCTTACGAACATGCTCAAGGTGCCCGGTATCGAACTTGTGCTAAATGATGGGATTCCTTCTTTGAAAGGGCTGCGTCTCAAAGCATTTGATCTAAACTCCGACAGGGCATCTAAAGGTCCCGAGCGCCTACCCTCACCGGTTGAGTTTGCTCAGAATCCCGGAACCA